CTTGAAATGGTTGCTCACAAGATTGGGCGCATTCTCAACGGTGATCCTAACTATCTCGACTCTTGGGTTGACATCGTAGGATACACACAACTTGTTGTTGATAGACTAAAAGGAGATCCAAAGTAATCCAAAGACTCTAACATTCCAACCATCTGTTCAAACCAAATTTTCTTTCTGAAAGACAATCATGTCCAAAGCTGCATTTGCCGATCTCGATTCCCTGATGAACGCCTCGATGGATGACATCGATGATCTTCCGCCTGTGGGTGTTCCGCCGACTGGCCACTATGGTTTGATCGTGACGGCTTCCCGTGAAGCATCTGGCACCAGTGGCAATGAGTACATCAAGTTTTCCTACGAAGTGGAAAGCGTGAATGAAGTCAAGAATCCTGAAGAAGAAAAGCAAGCTGCCGTGGGCCAGAAGTTCACGCAGATTTTTTCTCCCTTCAAGAAGGATGGCACGGTCAATGATTTTGGCCTGGGCTATCTGAAGGAGGCTTGCGCTCCATTCTCTGGACATTTCGGCACGGGATCGCTGGGTGAAACCATCGCTCAGATCAACAAAGTTTCTGTGGCTGCGAGTCTGCAGCGCAGTCAGGACAAGAAAGACGCCGAGCGTTTCAACTTCCGCCTGAGGGATGTTGTTGTCCTGTGAGTCTTTGACTCCATGATTTGATTGCTTCAAATCCAAGAGCCTGCAGACTTCTGCGGGCTTTTTACTTTGCAGCAAAAATCTTCACAGATTTCCAACCCACAAACCAAGCCATGAGACTAGCACTATTCGCCACGCCAGAAGACAGGCCATATCTGCCGCGCCTCAATGAACTAGTGGGTGCGCATTCTATAAAGGTCAGTGCCTCAGATGAAGAATATCTGAGCAGCTTTGCTTCCAAAGTCAAAGCGCACAACTTGGAAGGAGCCATTATTACAAACGCCAAGACAATGACCACACTCTTGGAAGCGCTGGACGACTTCCGTCATCCGCTAGATAAGCGTGGACTGAAAAGACGGCTCAGCCTAGATGATTACGCTGGTTCTTTCTTCTCGATCCCTGGAATCAAACTAGGAATCAACTATGATCTCCCGGTTCTTATCCTCAATCCGCTATCACATCTCGTCACAACTGCGGAAGGTCCGTTTGTTTTCAAGCGGTTCATATCCAAACTCACACGTCCTGAGGATTGGTTCCCGCAGACACAATTTACTTGGGAAATTTGGAGCAGTTCTAAGAGCCAAGCACTTCTCGATCGCTTTAGTTCTGCACGCTTGCTGGCTGTGGATATTGAGACCTTTATCGATGATCCTTTACGCCGCATTCGTTGTGTTGGTTATTGCGCTTTGTTTGATGACGGTACTACACACGCCGTTGTAGTGCCTTTCAAAGATATGCTGGCGCACCAGTTTGTCCGCAAACTCAATGCGTCGGCGCCAGGCAAGATCTTTCAGAACGGGATGTATGACAACTTATACTTCCTGCGCTTTGGCGTGCCAGTAAATAACTGGCTCTATGACACTCAGCATTTCTTTCACTCCTGGTATTCAGAACTTCCCAAGCGCCTAGACTTTATCACTGCATTCTGTGTGCGGACTGTGCGCTTCTGGAAAGATGATTCTGCCGGCAGTGAATATAACATGATGGAGTACAACGCCAAGGACTGCTGGTCCACGCTGATGGCGTTTCTTTCCATGCTGCATGAAGCTCCAGCTTGGGCAGTCAATAATTATCTCCAGGAATTTCCGCTTGTGTTTCCGTGCCTGCACATGGAAGCAGATGGGCTGAGTCTTGATCGTGTCGCATTTGACAGCGCCAAGGCACTTGCAGAAACAAGACTAGAAGCTCAGCAAAAGAAACTAGAAGCCTGGTTTGGAGAGGGATTTAATCCTGCAAGTCCTGACCAATGCAAGAGACTCCTGAAAGTTCTTGGCATGGGAGACGTGGAAAGCGCAGATGCCAAGGCTATGAACGCCACGGCAGCAGTGCATCCGTTCAATGAACTCATAGTCTCTGCAGTTCTTGCTTATCGCAAGCAAGCCAAACTTCTGTCAACGTATTTCGTGTGGGAGAAATTCTGGAATGGAAGACTGTACTACAAAACCAACCCTGCTGGAACTGACACGGGTCGCCTCGCTAGCACTGAATCAAGTTTTTGGACTGGACTCCAAATACAGAACATACCTCAAGGTCCAGCAGTTAAGTCATGGATTATCTGTGACAATGATTGGGATGGACTTGCAGAAGGAGACTATGCACAGAGTGAGGCTCGATGCGTTGGATATATGTCAGGATGTTCTGCTCTTATCGAGCTGGTGGAATCGAAATACGATTACCACAGTTGGAACGCGCATAAGTTCTTTGGAGTCGCTTACGAATCTGTTGGCAAGCCACTGCGTAATCTCTCCAAGCGAGTCAACCACGGAGCAAATTACAACATGGGGCCGGGCGTTCTACTCGAAACGATGGGTCCGAAAGCAGTTGCGGAAGCAAGAACACTTCTCGGACTTCCCGGAAAGTGGACGCTTATCCAAGTTTGCCAGCATCTCTTGGGCACATATGAACGCACTTACCCCGAAGTTAAAAGAGACTGGTACGAAGACATCAAGCGAACAATCAAACTGACCAAGAAACTTGTCAGCCCACTGGGCTGGACTCGGCACTTCTTTTCAGACCCTACCAAAGACAAACGAGCACTCAACGCAGCAGTTGCACACGGTCCGCAAAATCTATCAGTCTCAATCATCAATCGTGTTTTCTATTCTATTTGGCGTGATTCTGTGTACGGGGATCTTCGCGGTCTGGTGCGACTTAAGGCCCAGATTCATGATTCTCTGTTCTTTGCTTACCGCGGTGCTGGCACTCCTGATATTGTCAGGGGACGCATGAAGTGTCCGGTAGAAATCAAAGGCGTAGATGGAGTCACGCGCACAATGCTTATCCCTCCAGACATGAACTCAGGCGAAAGGGTCTGGGCCAACCTAAAGTGAGACAGCTATGTCCGCAACTCTACATAGCCTGTCAGATTTGTATTTCAAATATACAGAGAAGACAGAGCCGCCAATGGTATTTCACAGATGGAGTCTTATGTCGTGCTTGGCTGCAAGTCTAGGCCGACAATACTTTCTTCCATTTGCGGATTTTCGTATCTTCCCAAATATGTACGTCATGCTGATAGGAGATCCAGGCACACGAAAAAGTACAGCCATTAAGATGGGAAAGAGAGTGCTCAGCGCCACAGGGTATGATAAGTTCAGTGCCGAGCGCACATCGAAAGAGAAGTTTCTCCTGGACTTGGAAGGAGTTGAAGGGGACGATGGAAGCGTAAAAGACAGTGGGCAAGTCTTGAGAAACCTTTTCGGGGATGACTACATCGGCGTAGATCCTAGAGAAGTGTTTGTTGTGGCTGATGAGTTCAATGAATTTGTTGGTTCTGCCAATCTCGAGTTCCTAAGTCTTCTGGGAAGTCTATGGGATTGGGATGACCAAAACGCCCCGTTCAAGCAGAGACTCAAGACAAGTCGCAGTGTCAATATATTCCAGCCCACGATCAACATTCTCAGTGGCAACACACACGCAGGTTTTGCAGAAGCATTTCCGCCACAAGTGTTGGGTCAAGGCTTCATGTCAAGACTTATACTTGTGCATGGTGAAGCCAGTGGAAAGAAGTTTGCATTTCCTGAGAAGCCGTCAGATGATCTTAAACAGACACTGATTGACACGATTCTTGAAATCAAGACCAAAGTCTACGGTGAAGCAACGATCACGTCTAAAGCAAGAGACATGCTGCAGACAATCTATCACAGCTTCGATGGACTTGAAGACGCACGGTTCAAACACTACAGCACACGGCGCTACACTCACCTGCTTAAACTATGTCTTCTGACTGCAGCTGCAGGATTGAGAACAGAGATAAAAGCAGAAGATGTACTCTTTGCAAACACACTGCTCACATACACTGAACATAGAATGCCAAGTGCAATGGGAGAGTTTGGCAAGGCAAAGAACTCAGATGTTGCTGCTAGACTTATCAGTGTGCTGACAGACGCCAAGGGCCCAATGGACACCCCGAGCCTATGGAAGCAAGTTCAATCTGATCTTGACAAGCCTGAAGATCTCAACAAACTTCTCGCTGGACTTGTACAAGGAGGAAAGATTCAATACATCACACGAAGCAAAACAAGTAATGCACAGGGATATTTGCTTGTACGCAAGATGCTAAGCAATCGTCATGTGTATTGTGACTTCTCATTGTTGAAGGAAACTAATCATGGGTGAAACTGTAACTGTTAGCAGAGAAATTTTGCAACAGGCGCTGGAGGCGTTGGAGAACAGCCGCGTGTTCGTCACAACACGGGAAAAGATCAAGCATCCCGAAGGGACAGAGTGGTACGACGAACGCATCACCGCCCTCCGCAAAGCGCTGGCGCAGCAAACTCAAACCCCCTGCGACATCGCCGAGGACGGCGTGTGTGAGGTGATCGACTGCTGTCGTATAAAGGAGAAGAACAATGCCTAGCAAATCCAAAAAGCAACATGATTTCATGCAAGCTGTGGCACACAGCCTAGAATTTGCACGAAAAGCTGGAGTCCCTCAGTCTGTTGGCAAAGAATATGTTGCTGCAGACAAGCGGAAGGAAGCAAAGAAAGATGACAAGAAAGGAAAGAAGTGACACATCGCACAAAGAAAATCCCAATGTATTTCTATGCGCTCATGTACTTCTCTGTGAATCCAGACGAAGAACTCACAGCGCAAGATATCAAAACAAAATTTGAAGTCTACGCCAGCCCGCACAACAATGTAGCAAACTCTCTGTACAATGTGATTGCTCTGGGTTGGATTTCCAAGCGAACAACCTATAGCAGGGGAATGAGAAACAGAGTTGTTTATTACAGCGCCGGGCCCAAGCTCCTTGAGCAGCTCGGAATCAATAAAGAACTTGCACGAGGATGACGTGACACAGTACCGAAATGAACCGCCGGACTTTGAGGAGGATGACTTCGATGACCTGGACAAAGAGTTTATCTTTTCGCTTCTTCTGTCTCTATCTGGCCTGTGCCTTGTGGTGGCTATTGCTTGTGTTGCCGCTTGGTTTCTCGTTAACTGATTTGTTGAAAGGACTCTCATGACTGCTGCAAAACTTCAAGGTAACTTTGAGACTGTGGAAATCAAACTCACACTCAAAGTCAGCAAACAGCATAATGAAATGCTGGATATGATCGCCGGGCGTGTATATAACATGGATGGGATTGAAGATGTCACAGTCTCTTTACTCGAGCCCAACACTGAAACTGCATCTGCGGAGCCACCGGAAAGAGTTACACATTTTGATTCAAAGATTCGAGCATTCAACAAGTTCTACAATCTGGCCTGCCCTGCGGCCCCGACCATTCCTGCGCGTCCACAGCTTGTCCGGGAACTTAACCAATTCTACGACATCCTGCTTGAGGAACTCAAAGAAGTTTATCCCATCTTACAGTCAGCTGAGTCTTCCCAGAACTTGGAGGCCGACGAAGACATACTGACAGACATTGCTGACTGGCTTGGCGATATCATGGTTTATTGCGCCAGCCAGCTTGCCAAGTACGGACTACAGTCCGATGATGTCTTGGGAATTATCATGGCCAGCAACATGAGCAAACTTGGGCCAGACGGTAAACCCATTTATGATGAGCGCGGCAAAGTTCTCAAAGGTCCAAACTATTGGAAACCTGAGCCCATGATCAAGCGCATGATTCTTGCTAGGATCAGGCAATCAAGAAGTCTGTAAGCAGAAAAACACAAGGCCCCTTTCGGGGCCTTTTTCTTTGGGGCAGCAAAACTGCGTCTACTGACTCAGAGGCTCTCCGCCCATAATCTCAAACAGTTTTTGACTGAACGGATTCTGGTGTTTCTGCAGCATCTGGTTCACCACACTTTCATTTGCATCCCTTGTCCAACGCAGGAATGCTTGATTAAAAGTTTCTGCCCTGCCGCCGCTGCGCACATAGCGTGCCATAAAGTCCTCATACTCATCATCTGTAGGAACTTGGCCGTCATAGAGTTTAGTCTTCACGACTTCACCTAGACGCTCGATACGCAGTTTGTCTAGAGCTTCATATCTTTTTTCTCTGTAGAGAGCTCCTAGCGCCACGGCTTCATCCATTGGCCGCGAGCCAAGAATCCGAGTGATACCATTGTAACTTACAACTCTATCCACTGTAGCTGCCAGCATAGAAGTAGTTTCAAATTCATTCGCAGCAGAAATCAAACTCCCCGTGCTTGTTGTACTCCTTCCGCCAAGAACCTGAGCAAAGCCAGCAAGTGGCCTGTTCCATCCTTGGTGCTCCAAAGCTTTCAGCAGCGACTCACTTACATCTGCTCCCTGCACAACATTCTTGCCAAACTCACTAATCTGTCCCACAAGCTTAAGGCTTGCGCTGACAGCAGGCACATCAACAATATTAGTAGGCAGGATAGTAATATGACGTGGATTGATATCACCACGAGAATAGAGCGCAGGAAATGACCCAGTGAACAGAGGGAACGCTGAAGCAGTCCCGTACAAAAGCCAGTCGCCAAGCTCCTTGTTATAGGTGGGAAGCACACTGTACATATCCTTGTGTTCAGG